AAGATCTATTGCGGCTATGCCAGCTGGTGATAGACTATGGAGTGACACAGCATACGCTTTGAATAGAGTTAGATTTAATGTAAGTTTGATACATAACGAACACAATACTTCACAACACGCACAGCAAGGCAATAGATCGCTACGTCAATTACTTAACGATGATATTATTGTTGTTGACTAATTGAATAAATACATATAATTAATATGTAGGAGACACAAGTGGCTGTTGTATCAATTTCAAGAATACAGATTCGTAGAGGAAGAAGGACTGACTTACCCCAATTAGCAAGTGGTGAATTTGGTTGGGCAGTCGATTCGCAAGAAATATTTATAGGTAATGGTGCAGTTTCCGAAGGCGCACCTTATGTAGGTAATACAAAACTACTTAGTGAACACGATGATTTGTTTCAACTTGCTGATCAATATGTTTACAAAGACGGAACAACAATACAAACAGGAATTTCTTCAAACAGTCCAGTAGAGCGAACGCTTCAATCAAGATTAGATGAAATTGTTAGTCTTGCATCTTTTGGGTCAACCGGTGACGGCACAGACCATACTACAATTTTACAAAGAGCATTAGATCAATTATTTTTAGGACCTTCTACAAAAAATACAGAAACAGCAAGAGTAGTTCTTTATGTACCTCCAGGTATATATGACATATCAAGTACAGTTTTTATACCGCCTTTTGCATCAATTGTAGGCGCAGGCATAGACAAAACAATTTTTCGAGCAACCCGAACGTTATCACAATCAATGTTTAGAACTCAAAATAGTTTAGCAGAGCCTGGTTTAATTGGCGACAGAGATTTTACAACAACAGGAAATCAATGTAAGAATTTAAAATTATCTGAATTTACTTTATTTTCTTTAGACCAAACTGGAATAATGTTAGATTGTTGTAGAGATAGCATCTTCTCAAATATTGTGATTGCTGGCGGTACCGGTAATGGACCAACCGATCAACCAGGTTGGCAAACAACCAATCCAACAGGCCCTGATGACGTGGGTATTGAATTGGTTGCTAAAAGCGGAGTAGTTACTACAAATAACAACTACTTTACTGGCATAGAAATAAGAAACAAAAGAGCAGCAGTTGTATCAAACGATGATGTTAAAAACAATAGTTTTGACGTTTGTTCTTTTAATGATTGTCTAAAAGGTTTTGATTTAGGATCTCAATCTATTGATTCGCAGATAGGACAAGCAAAAGGACCTTCTCACACACTTATACAAAATTCAAAGTTTGATTTAATTGCGCAAGAAGGTATACTTGTAACTAAAGGTAATTATAATCTTAGTAAAAACAATAGGTTTTATAATGTTGGAGATAACAACGGTTCACCGAATGTCGCACAATTTCCTATTATAAATTTTGTTGATGATCGTAATCAAAGTAACGATGATTGGTTCCAACGGTCAATTGATTTAGGCAATAACGTAACATATCGAGATGCTGTATATCCTGCTGAAATACAAGGAAATGTTATATCTGATATGCGTTACACACACCAACTAGACGAATCTGTGATTAAATATTCACCTGCTCCTACTAAGATTATAGGGCTCGCCGCCGACTCAAAGAAATCTATTACTGTAGATTATATCTATAAAAGTCTAGTATTAGATTATACAAGGACAGGTACATTAACTATAACAATTAACCCTTCTACCGGCGACCATCAAATCTCAGATGAATTTGACTACATAGGATTAGTTGATAATGTTAGTCCATATGAGGAAAGATTAGAATTTAGTTTAACACTATCTGACAAAAATTCTGATTCTTTGGTTGACACAGTAGACCTTTCTATGTTAAACTTAATCAGTATAGAAGAAGAAGCAAAAATTAAATACAGAATAAGTGTCAGGTCTTAATGTTTAACTCAGAGTACGAAGAACGCCTTCCTATTTGGCGTAACTTTCGACTAGAATTAGAAAAATCAAAAAATCCTATTCAAGATACTATAGATTTTTTTAACAAAGCACCACTCCATACAATTGCCACGGACCCTTATACGCCTAGCACTTGGCCTGATCCGTGGGAACTTATTTCTGAAAATAATTATTGTCCGTTCGTTAAGATACTTGCAATTTGTTACACCTTACAGTTAACAGACGTTTTATCCCAAGCATCTTACAAGATACATATTACACATGACAGAGAAAAATCAGCAACGTATTTTTTACTTTTCGTTGACGATCGTGTCGTAGGATTCAAAGGAGATGTACATGTTCATTCTAACGAGTTGCCATCAGCTTTGCAATCGCAATTTGAACATAGCATGCCACCAATACAATAAATATCAAATTACCAGTAGGAGAAAAAATGTCAAACGGAATCATGATCGTCAAGCGTGACGGCGGCAAAGAACACATCAATATTGACAAAATTCATAAAGTTGTCATGCATGCCTGTGATGGTTTAGCAGGAGTAAGTGCTAGTCAAATTGAAATGAATGCTAATTTACAGTTTTACGACGGTATGAGTACAGGAGAAATACAAGAAGTACTTGTGCGTAGCGCAAATGATCTTATCAGTTTAGAAGCTCCAAACTACCAGTATGCCGCAGCGCGATTATTATCTTACGGTACAAACAAACAAGTGTTTGGCGAATATAATGCTATTACATTGCAACAGAATATCGATCGCAATATTAATAGAGGCGTTTACGACAAAGAAATATTAGAAAAATATACAGCAGATGAAATTACAACACTAGACAGTTATATTCGTCACAAGCGAGACGAAAACTTTACCTATGCAGGATTGCGTCAAGTAGTTGACAAATATCTGTGCCAAGATCGTTCAACAGGCGAAATTTTTGAAACACCTCAGTTTATGTACATGATGATAGCAGCAACACTATTTGCAGGCTATCCAAAAGAAACACGTATGCATTACGTAAGGAGATATTATGATGCGACCTCACTTTTTAGAATCAACATACCTACCCCCGTTATGGCTGGTGTTCGTACCCCTGTTCGTCAGTTTGCTAGTTGTGTCTTGGTTGATAGTGATGATACTCTTGACTCCATCTTTGCTAGCGACATGGCTATTGGCCGTTACACAGCGCAACGTGCGGGGATTGGTATCAATTCTGGAAGAATACGTGGCGTGAATTCTAAAATTAGGGGCGGCGAAGTAGCACACACAGGCATCATTCCGTTCCTTAAGAAGTTTGAAAGCACTGTTCGTTGCTGTACACAAAACGGAGTACGTGGCGGAAGTGCTACTGTACACTTTCCGTTTTGGCATCAAGAAATTGAAGACATCCTTGTGCTAAAGAACAACAAAGGCACAGAAGATAATCGTGTACGTAAACTAGACTACAGTATACAGTTAAACAAAACCATGTATGAAAGATTGTTATCTGGCGCAGATATAACTCTTTTCTCGCCACACGATGTACCGGGTTTATATGAAGCATACTTTGGTGATGCTGATGTATTTAAAGAGCTATATGAAAAGTACGAACGAGCTACAAGTATTAAGAAAACTAAGATATCAGCAATGGAATTGTTTTCTGCTCTAGTTAAAGAACGTGCAGAGACAGGACGCATCTATATTATGAATGTTGATCATTGCAATACACACAGCTCGTTCAAAGACAAAGTATATATGAGTAACCTATGCCAAGAAATTACGCTTCCAACAAAGCCGTTAACACACATTGATGACCCAGAAGGTGAAATTGCATTGTGCATTTTGTCAGCTATTAATGTAGGTGTAATTAAAAGTTTAGACGACTTAGAAGAACTGTGTGAGCTTGCAGTACGTGCGCTAGAAGAGATTATTGACTATCAAAAATATCCAATTAAAGCAGCAGAAATTAGCACAAAAGCAAGACGTTCGTTGGGTGTAGGATACATTGGACTAGCACATTATCTAGCAAAACATCACGTAAACTATGCAGACCAAAAAGCATGGACAATGGTACACGATTTAACAGAAGCGTTCCAATACTATCTACTACGTGCCAGCAACAAATTAGCGCAGGAGCGAGGCGCTTGTGAGTACTTTAACCGTACTAAATACTCAGACGGCATCCTTCCTATTGATACATATAAGAAGGACGTTGATACTATTGTGGAGAATAAATTAAACTATGATTGGGATAGCCTACGCAATGATATCAAGGAGCACGGCCTACGGCACAGTACATTGTCCGCACAAATGCCTTCAGAGAGCAGCTCCGTTGTGTCGAACGCAACAAACGGAATCGAGCCACCTAGAGGCTACCTGTCCGTTAAGAAGTCCAAGAAAGGGCCTCTTAAGCAGATTGTTCCACAATATCAAACACTAAAGAACCACTACACGTTGTTATGGGAGATGTCCAGCAACGAGGGTTACATTAATATTGTTTCAGCAATGCAAAAGTTCTTTGATCAAGCTATATCAGGTAACTGGAGTTATAATCCAACACAATATCCAGACAACGAAGTGCCGATGAGTGTAATGTTACAAGATTTGCTAAACACTTACAAGTACGGTTGGAAAACTAGTTACTACCAAAACACTTATGATTACAAAACTGATCCAAGTGAACTAGAAGATGAACAACCGCAGGTTGAGTTGCAGCCAACACTAATAACAGAAGATGACGATGAAGCCTGCGAGGCATGCGCAATTTAACGGTTGACAAAACCGCATAGAACTACTATACTACTATAGTAAGATACACAGACAGAGGAAGTAAGATGGCAAAGACCGTATTCAACAAAGAAAAAGTAGACTTTACAAAACAGAACATGTTCTTCGGAGCAGATCAAAACACACAGCGTTATGATGTGTTTAAGTTTCCAGTGTTTGATAAATTAAATCAAACTATGCTTGGATACTTTTGGCGTCCTGAAGAAGTAAGTCTGCAAAAAGATCGTGCTGACTTTGCTAACTTCCGTCCAGAGCAGAAACATATTTTTACTGCAAATTTGAAATATCAAACACTACTTGACAGTGTCCAAGGTCGTGGTCCATGCCTAGCATTTTTGCCGCATGTTTCACTTCCTGAACTAGAGGGCTGTATTGTTACTTGGGATTTCTTTGAAACAATTCATTCACGTAGCTACACACATATTATGAAGAACGTGTATGCTGACCCTGCAGAAGTGTTTGACACTATTCTAGATGACGAAAAGATTATTGCTCGTGCAGAAAGTGTAACTAAAAACTACGATGCATTTACTAATGCTGCCGAAGCATTCCAATACAAAAAACAAGGAGATATGCGAGAAGTTAAAAAGAAGCTGTTCCTTGCGATGATGAATGTAAATATATTAGAAGGACTACGTTTTTATGTTTCCTTTGCATGTACTTTTGCATTCGGCGAGCTCAAGCTAATGGAAGGTTCTGCAAAGATTATTAGTCTCATTGCTAGAGACGAAAGTCAACATCTTGCTATTAGTACCCACATTCTTAAAAATTGGATGCAAGGTAAAGACGATCCAGAAATGGTTAGCATTGCAAAAGAGTGCCAAGAAGAAGTATACCAAATGTGGCGCGAGTGTGTACAAGAAGAAAAGCACTGGGCAGACTATCTGTTCAAAGATGGCAGTATTATCGGACTAAACGAAAAATTACTGCATCAGTACGTTGAGCATATTGCTAATCGTAGATTAAAAGCATTAGGGTATAATACTATCTTTGATGCACCAGTTAACACTAACCCACTACCTTGGACACAGCATTGGTTAAGTAGCTCAGGCTTGCAGGTGGCCCCTCAAGAAACAGAAAATGAGTCCTATATTATTGGCGGTATTAAGCAAGACGTAACTACAGACTCTATCAAAGGATTTAGTTTATGATTGAAATTTACGGTAAGCCAGCATGTCCAAGTTGTACAAAAGCAAAAGCATTTTGCGAAAAGTATAATCTAAAATTTGAGTATTATACATTGGACACAGATTTTACTCGTGAAGAATTGTTTGAACAGTTTCCTACAGCACGTACATTCCCGCAAATTAAGATAAGCGGAACAAGTGTAGGCGGCTACGAACAAATGATAGAATACATTGATAACACCGGATATAACGGAACAGGATACACACTATAGCGGAGCAAGAGCAGCCGGAATAGTGTCAATTGTTTTACTATAATGTTAAGTAACACTACACTTTAAAAGAGGAACGACAATGTTAATAGAAATGCCTTATAAAGAAAATGACGTGGTTAGTTTAAAGTTATCGTCTGGCGAAGAATTAGTTGGTAAATTATATCAAGATAAAGACGATATCTTTATTATAGAGAAACCATTAAGTCTAACAGCAACGCAGGAAGGAATGGGTCTAGCGCCGTTTATGTTTACAGTGCACCACGAAAGTAAGTTCTATTTTCATAAAACAGGTGTTAGTTGCATTGCAAAAACTGAAGAAACAATGGCGAAAAATTATATACAAAGTACCACAGGATTACAGGTATAATGGCTTTTAAAGTAAGCAGAGACGTAGATACAGCAGGCGGAGATTTAATACCCAGTTCTTCGGATATATTTGTCGAAGATGAGTTAATTATATTAGACGGTGATGCTGTTAAAAGCCACGGCGACAATGCCCACAGCAATGCAACAGTCGATGTAACATTTACATCCGATGTATTTGGTAATGACGAAAAGGTGGCTGTAGAATTTAGTGACAGTAACGGCACCGGCGATAAAGCAACTTGCGGACATAAATTAACTGCATCTCAAAGCACTGTTACAGTAAATGTTCAATGAATAGACCTTAAGATCAAGTCTTAAGAATTTTAAAGGAGAAATAAAAATGACACAACCAACACATGAAGAGATTGTACAGGCATTTAACAATTACCTAAAAGAGCACGAAACTTTTGAAGGTAAAGGTGTAAAAGCTGCCGCAACACGAGCACGTTCAGCATTAGGTGATTTAGGCAAACTTACTAAAGAGCGCCGTAAAGAAATCATTGAAAAGAAAAACGCAATGTAATTTTTCTTAAATGCGTTTAAAGGACTCTTAGGAGTCCTTTTTTTATGACTAAATAATGTGGGCACATAACTGTAAGAGAGGGCACCAAGATGCAGAAGAACGAGTATGACGTAGTAGTTGTCAAAGTAGTAGATGGCGACACAGTAGATGTAGATATTGATCTAGGATTTGGAGTAACACTTAGAGACGAACGTGTTCGTATTGTGGGCATAGACACACCAGAGTCACGTACAAGAGACAAAGTTGAAAAAGTGTTTGGTCTTGCTGCTAAAGAGCGGTTATACGAACTTATGAAAAATGGGGCTAAATTAATCACTACAGAAAACAAACACGGAGAAGATATGAAAGGCAAGTTTGGGCGTATCTTAGGTGACTTTAAAATAGAACGATCTAACGACCGACCAGCAGAACTCGTAACAGATATCCTTGTTGAAGAAGGTCACGCTGTAGCATACTTTGGCGGGAGCAAAGAAGAGATTGCTCTAAAGCATGAAGCCAATAGACAGAAGCTATTACGTGAAGAAGTTATAAGTAGAAGTAGCTATGATGCCGCAGTGGCATTAATGGAAAACAAAAACTAACAAAGGAGATACAACATGGGTTGGAAAATTAAAGCACCTAAGATTAAATTACCTAAGCCGCCAAAGGTTAACATACCAAACCCGGTAGATGTAGCTAACGAAGCAGCAAAGGCAGCTAAGAGAGCAGCCGATCAAGCAGCAGCAGAAGCAAAACGTCAAGCAGAAGCCGCAGCAAAGGCAGCAGCAGATGCAAAGAAAGCAGCCGACAAAGCAGCAGCCGATGCAAAGAAAGCAGCTGACGATGCCGCAAAAGCCGCCAAGAAAGCCGCAGACAAAGCAGCCAAAGACGCTGCAAAAAATGTTACAGATGCAGGAAAAGTAATTGTTGATACAACTGGCGCAGTTACTAAAGATGGTATTAAGTTTGCTGAAGACACAGCAAATGCAATCGCAAAAGAAACTGTTAGCACAGCTAATAAAGCTAAGGTTGCTGCAACACAGAGTGCAATGGCAACAGCAAATGTAGCTACAGCCGCGCTGGATGAAATTGAAGCAGGTAGTAAACTTGCACTACAAGGTCTAGAAGAAGTAGGCGAGTATGCAGTTGATGCAGGCGAACTTATTGCAGAGTGGGCAGAAGCTAACTACTGTCAAATTGGCGTAAGTGTTGCACTAGGCACAATCTTTGCTGCCATATTGTATCGTCCAGAGCCAAGTAGTCAAGCAACTACTGTAGCCGCAACTGCACCACTAAGTTCAACAGCTATCTTATACTTGGCAGCTAAAGACACAGTAGGCGCAGCCGCTATGGGAACAGCATGTAACTTAACTGCTGGAGCATTCGTTGATTTGATTTGGATGTCAGCCGATG